TTTAAGTTGTACGTATGTTAATCCCATTATTTACCCCATTCATCTGTACCCCACAGATATGTACCATATCCTGGAGTCACTGCTGCTACAGTTCCTAGTGTTGCTGTCATTCCTGACATAGTCACTGGGACTGCAGTTATTACCGCAGGTGTAACTGTACCTAATGTAGCTGTGCTACCTGATAATGTTACTGGATGGATAGCATTAAATATTAATGAACCTAATCCACCTGTACCTGCTATTCCTGGAGGTATCTCTGTAGTGTTAAAGAACAATCCAGTGTTACCTAAACTAGCAGTCATAGCTCCTAGTTCTAGTCCAGAAACTGTATCTGATACGTTAAGAGTTACACTTCCTAGTGTGCTCGTTCCTGCAAATCCATCTGCATCTTCAACCGTAGCAATTACTACTGAACCAAGGGTTCCAGTTAAAGCAGACAATGATACAGGTTGTATCAGAGCTTCAGTGACATCACCTAAAGTAGATGTCGCTTGGAATCCTTCTGCAGATTCCGATGCTGCTATAGTTACACTACCAAGTGCACTTGTAGCTGTTGGTGGTGCCATTGTATTGTCAATTTGTATGACGATAGCAATCGCTATACCACTTGCATTTAGAACACCAGTTGCTTGGAAGCCTTGAGCATCTTCGCCTTTGCCAATCGCAACGCGTCCTAAATTAGCTGCACATTGTGCAGAATACTTTCCATGCAACGGACCAAGTTGTACTATGGTCGCTGATGTATTTTGTGGTGGTCTTGGTTTATATAAAACCGTTGGACCAGATCCTTCGATATATTTACCTGGATCTAACTGAGGCTGTTTAGGTTCCCAGTCACCTTTGTAAACTCTAAATCCATTCCACTCTGTTCGAGCGTCTTTGTACTTAATCTTAAAACCTGATCGGTCATCGATTAGTACCGCGTGTTTACCCCTCGCGTATTTCCCCATTATGCATACCCACGAACCTTAGGCTGTACATAGAAACTTGCTCTTTCTCTATCTTCTTCTCTAGCTAACTCCCATTCTTTTTCATACATCTGTATAAGTTCTTGTCTTCTATCTATAGGTACAAGTTTAGGATGTTTATTTGCCAGTTCTACTGTTAACCCACTTATTAAAGCTGGTAACATTCTTTTAGGTACTGCTGCATTTTGTTGATAATTATCAGTTATATCTTCTCCATACTTAATAGCCCACATAACTATTTTAAATCTACTATCTTCACTTGGCCCAGGCCATAAATAAACTGTGTGATTAGCTGTTCCGCTAGAATCAAATTCCGCATTTCTATCTACTGCGTATTTAAGTGGAGTGCCTGTTGCATATTTATTTGGGTAAGATAGCCAATCAGCATAACTAATTCTTTCCATCTCAATATCTTGATCAGGAGTTGCATCAGTATCTCTGCAAGCTGCTGTTAGGATATCTGAATATCCATTAGCCGCTAAATCAAATGTAGGATAAGTTGTATTGTTAAATGAATTTACTGCTACTTCATGTAGATGTAATGTGAACAGATTAACCCCTTGGTTAATCCATTTAATCATTAATAAATTAAGAGAACGTCTGGCTGTGATTAGATCGTAACCACCCTTAGAGCTTACTCCCAATCGTTCATAAGCTTCTTGAATTACATCTGCAATCTGCAGATTAAATGTACGTGTACCTGAACTAGCCACGTTGCCCCCTTACATTAATGCTCTAGTTATAACCCACAAGAGCTGCCCTAATACCATAAAGCCAATGGTATACATGACTTTGGCAATGGCGTTAATTTTATCTTCTATATGTTTTAAATGATTATCTTTAATAGTAGATACGCGTTCACTTAAAAGTTTTATTTCACCTTTAAGTTCTTGTATCTCCAAATCATATTTGGATATTTCTGGCATATTAATTCCAGTATAAGTATGCTATAGCAGCTGTGCCAGATACGTTAGCAGAAATATTAGTAGTGCATAAAACCCCATTATCTGGAAAGTTATATGAAGTACTTTCACCTGCCGCGCATTTTAAAGAAACTATTCTAGTGCCTGCTGTAAATGCTGCATTATCATCGTGTACATAAACTGCTGCTGCATCTGAGCCACCCATTAATACTACACCTAATGCTCTTTTTCTAGTTGCCGCAGTATTCTGTCCGTCAGCAGTTGCTGAAGTACCTGTAGCTCCTGTTGCTATTTGCGTTACTTGTGAGTCTGTTTGAAATGTCATATTTACTCCTATAAAATAGGGAGACCGAAGCCTCCCTTAATTATTTATTATGCGTTGTTTATATTTTGAATATACTCAACTGTGACATAACCTGCTCCACTTGTTCCTGCAGAAAAGTCAATATAAATTGGTAAGTCACTTGAACCAATATCTGCCCAAGTATCGCCATCAGTAATTGTTCCACCAGTTCCAAATTTAAATACATTAGCGGCTGTACCTGCTGCTAAAGCAGTAAATAATTCAGTTGATGTAGATGAAGTACCCACAGAAATATTAGCTGCATCACATGCAGTTGTAATATTAATAATAACCTCAGTAACTTGACTGTTAGCTGGAATTACAATTCCAGTATCTGCAGCTGTAGTCGATTGACTCCAACTTGCAGTTTGTGCCATTTTTACAAAACCAACGTTTTTGACATTATCTCCAACAGTGGTTCCTGTAGTGTTTGCTATCGTTCCCGCTTTAATCGGTCCCGAAAAAGTAGTTGTTCCCATTGTCTTACTCCTTGTTTTTCTGTCTGCTTACGCAGTCAATAGGTTTAATGTTTGTGCAAGGGGGCATATTTCAGCCCCCTCACTAAGCTTTACGCTGGGTTAGAACCGTACAAGCCTCTCCAGTCAGAGAAACCAAATACGTATCTCTCACGAGATTTGTATCTAACGTTGCCAGTCTCGAAGTCACCTTCCATCTTAGTCTCGATTGGAGTTCTAGTGAAGTGCTTCATACCGTTAGGAACGTCAGTTCTTAACCACCAATATTTACTGTTAGTAAATCTGTGGTTAACATGATATCCACCCGGAACCATACCTTTAGATACGATTGCGTTGACATCATTGTCCGCAGTTCCAACTCTGTATGGAGACGCCATTAGTCTCTCAGCCACGAATACCAATTGTCTTGGAATGTGTAGAGTTCTAGCTTGTGCAGCGATCGGAATTGATTTGTCATCAGTGAATCCAGCAATGTCAATTAAAGCTTGTTCCAGAGAAGTCTCTGAAAGCTCTGCTTGAACTGATGGAGTGTTTGATGCAGTTGATCCGTCTTGTAGTGGGTGTGAACTATTAATTAGTGAAACACCGTCACCACCAGCATATACACCACCTGTGAAGGAGTTGTTATATACCGCAGCACCTTTTGTTTGTTTAGCAGCAGCCATTGATCTAGCTAATGCTTTTGTTAGTCTAGTTGATAACTTGTCGTATAAGTTATCTTCCATAGCTTCTTCTGTAATTGAGAAAGCCATTGCTACAGTTTCGTTTGTGTATCTTGCTACCCAACCTTCACCTGTATTAGCGTAGTCTACGCCTTGACCTTCAAATTTTACTGAAGCTTCTCCAAAGCCTGGGAAAAGAACTTCTTCTTCAAAGGCTCTGTTTGATTTTTCGCTCTCAAAGAGTACGGCTGCCTCGTCTTCGTAACGTTTATATTCCGTTCCAAAGATGGCGTGTAATCCCGGTACTAATTCCTTGAGTAACTGACCTCTAGTTATAGCCATAGTATTTTACTCCTATTATTATGCAGTCGGGAAGTTGCCGTCGTAACGACCCCATGAATGCGTGTTAATTTTTACAAGAACGTCCATTGTAGTTCCAGCTGAAGTATAACCCAAATCATCCTGTGCAGATCCTAAAATCTGGAAAGGATACGCTTGTTGTGTAGCGTTTTGAGTATTACTTGCAGTTGAAGAGTCCAATGCGCTTCCGCCCTTGTGTGTCACTGCTGAACCAGCTCCTGTTACGTTCTGTGCTACAGCACCCACATCAGCAGCTGTTAATGCGTTAGCAGCTTGATCTGCTTGCATTTTGAAGATCGTTGAAGGATCGTCATAAACATATGCTTTGTATTGTGCTTTTGCAACAGTACCATTAGGAATTGATCTTACGAATTTTACATCGCCTGAATTGTTGTCCTGATATTCAGCGCCCCAGAAAACACCGACAAGAGCACCTAAGTCTCCATTGCCAATGTCAGTTACTAATAAGCCACTAGATAACGAACACGTGTCACCTTCAAAATATGCTGTAGGTGCAGTTGCAGCGATGCGGTACCCGTTACCATCAACCCAGTTGTTGAGACGAATTGTCCCACCATTAGCTTGACGTACAGGTGATAAACCATAAGCCATAATAATCTCCTATTACTTATGTACTAAGTTCGATTAAATGACTAACGCGGTGTTAATCTTCAAACTTAGCAGTTTTACCCGCTCCACCTCTTGTTACCGAGGTTGTAGATTCATCTACCACTGGCATGCTTGAATGAGAAGCGCTTTTTAAATCTTGCCCGTATGCTCGAGCCGCTTTCTTCGTTTGATCTTCGTAGTATTCTCTCTTCTCAGCCATATATTCTGAATCAGTTTTCATCAGAATTAAATCGCCTGATCGGACAGCACCTGCGTGTTTGCCAGCAGACATAACGTCAGCTATGTAGTCTTTTCCTAATTCCTCAGGTTTGACTATTTCATAACCTTCGCGTAGTCTTTCGTGAACATTTGCATCATCTGGTTGATTTAACAACTCATGTCTTACCCAAATGTACTCTTGACCTTCAGGTGCAGGAGGTGCCTTCAATTTTGATGGTGCCTCAAATGTTCTTTTTCGAGTTGCCGAAGCCCGAGTAGTACGGCTAGTTTTAGTTGCTTGTGTCATATTAGCTCCCCGCCTCTGTTTGGCGCAATTTTTGTCGCGCATATTCATCATAGGAAACGTTGAGACGATCAGCCATTTCTATTTCAGATCTGGTTAATCGCACTTTCTTTTTTCCCGGGGTGGCGCGCGTTCCACCGACAACTGTAGGAACCTTCCTAACAGTTCTTTTTCTCAAGTCTGGAAACTCTTGAATTAATCTAGCGTCTAACTCACTATAGTATTCATCTGAACCATCTTGAGGTGCAATACCTTCATCAAGAAGTTCTTTATGGATAACTAAAGCAGCTTGCGTTTTAATTCTGTCTCCAGTGTTATTTCCTCCAAACCAACTATTCCTTTTCTGCCAAGCTAATGCTTTTCTGTCAGGTAAAGGTTGCTCTGATTTACGAGGTGCTGGAGTTTTAGTTTCCTTCTTCTCCGAACTCTTAGGTTTAGATTCTAAACCTTTTTCAGCTCTAGCCTTATATTGTTTGGCCACCAGTCTTTCTGCTTTCACAGATGCTAAGACATCAGTTGCTTTTATCTCAGCGTCAACGTCACTGGCTTCTTTTGCAGTCTTAAGAACACTTAAAGCTTGTTTCTCTTGAGCTTCCAATCTATCCATATACTGGTTGATTGCGTCAAGTTCAGAGTCAGCTTGTTTACTTTTAAGTTGATCTCTTTCGCTTATCCACGAAGTTTTCTCTTCTTCGTAGCTCTTGAGTTTTTCTTCAAGTTCTTTTTTCTGCGCAACAAGGCGCTTAATACGTTTCTCA